CTTCATAAATGCCTTTACCGTCAATTTTTTTAGCAGAACTATATCCTGCCATTCTTATCTGATCATCTACTGCTAATTTTTTATTGAACTTAACATATCTGTTTGTTGTCCCATCAACTAATGTGTAGTCTGTTGTAATTGTTTTTCTTACACCGTTAACCGCTACTGATATTTCTAAATCTGTAAGTGAAGCAGAATTTTTATAAAAATCAATTGGAAATAATTGTGTTTCTGTTGAATTTACAATAAACGTTCTAATTACTCGCTGTTTGCTTTGGCTTGTTCTTTTGACATATGGTCCTAAATAATTTTGTTTTTTAGTTAGGTTGGTATAGTGCAAGTGTCCTGATGCTAACCTTTTGGACATCGAATCATTATCTATTTTGTATGTGAAAGAATCCGATGTATAATCCGATTCAAATACTATGTTTCCTACATTATTGATAGTGCTGTACTTGACTTTCATTCCAAGTACTGTGTCTGTCACAGCAGAATCGCTTGTTGCAAAACTAAAAACTTTTGCTCCTGCGAATGTTGAACTTGGATATTTTGTAGCATCATCAAATGACGTCAATGTCTCATCAAACAAATTAAACAATGGTTGCTGATTTAATACTGTTTTTTGTTGTGCTTCTGCCCAACGTTTTGTGGTAGAGTTGTAGTATAAAGTTTTTCCTTGATTCGCTGTTCCGTATTCTATAAAAATCGAATCATCTTCTGTGGGTGTCCCGTCGGTTGCTTTTGTTAATGCTATAACCTCTGAACCTCCTGCTGTAACAAATGACACATCATAAATTACTCCATTAACTAGAGGATCTGTATCGTTTGCAAAAACTACCCTCATACCATCTGCTATTTCTAACCCATCAATAAAGAAACCTGGTTGGTTAATCACTGATGAAAAAGCATCTGTGGTAACTGTGTCATATAATGTTACAGATTTTTTAGCAATTTTTCCGTGATTGTACAGTTCTAGTCCCGAGTCAAATTCTATAATTGGTCTTTTTGCTCTGTCGTCCTCATCTAGCACAGGAGTAAATCCACTTACTCTTGCTGTTTCTTCAATTACAGATTTGTGAAACCATCTGTTGTATCTTGACCAAGCATTTTGATCACGCGAATCTCTTTTAATAATAATATAATCTTTATCTTTTGGTGTGTATGATGATTTAGCATACGGTCTTGTATCGTAACCAATTGTGTCATACAGTATTGTTGTTTCTTCTGAATATGGCCCAGGTGTAATTAAATCATCCACGTCTGTAAGTGTAATTGACTCTCCAACACCTTCAACATAATACTGTTTGTCTTTGTATTCTGCGGCAACTATGTTGTCATCAAATTTTATTTTCATTCCATTCGATAAATCTAATGTTCTTAAACTGTAATTTTTTACACCCACAATATCATCTTGGGGGTTTATTTTTGCTGTTGAAGTAATATCTTTAATCTGTAATATACCATACATAGCATCATGGTTTCCACATTGATAATATAATGTCGAAGGTCCAGTTGCTGGCACTGTAAATGTTACTGTTCCTTCATCTGTTCCGTTGTTTGTTACGCCTGTAGAATAAATTGTGGACGTTGATCCGTCTGCACCAACTTTACTTTTGTATGGTTCTGTCATAATCCATAAAGGATGTCCTTTTGCGTCTACGTCAAATTTATAAGTGTTGCCCCTGTATAAAGTTAGTATTGGATTATTTTCATTTTCTCTGTGAGTAAAATTATAGGCACCTTTTGCTAAATTTTTTACAGAGTATTCTGCAACTGCGTTAGGTCCTACGGAATCTAATGATATCGCACTAGGTCCATTTGGTATCCAATAGTATTCTCTGTAATTAATTAATTTGTCGTAGTCAATTGCTGGATTCCAAGAATATACAGTTTCTTTGGACAGTCTATCGTGATTGTCAACGTTACCGCCTAAGAATTTAATCTGATTAATGTAATCGTCATAGGTTCCTGTAAATTTAACTTGGTCCTCAGGATTTAATGATGTTGTGTCTCTGTCTGCGTAAGTTACAGCAGGCTCCAACTGATAAGCCATTCTGTCTCTAGAAGTAGCCGATACGTATCTGTCTGTGCTTTTTCTTGTGCCAGCATCTTGTCTACCAATAAAGCCATCTAATCTTTCTAGTGCACCTTTTTGCACTAGTGGATCTAGTGTGCTTGATAAAAATCTTTGGTTTGAATCTGTTCTATAAAAAGCAGGTAGATGTTGGACCGTACGTCTGTACTCGTTGTTGCCTTGTTTGACAACTTCGCTATTTGTTAATGAATTAGTTGTGTTATCTGCCATTAGTATCCTGATCCACTACTGCCAGTTGAAGAACCGGAACCTGTTGTAGTAGAGCCTGACACTGCTGATCCTGTGGTAGTGTTTGACGTGGCTGTTGACGTGCTTGTTATAACAGTGCCTGAAGCCGACAATTGGTTGGCTCCTAGTGCTGTAATAATCGAAACATCATTAACGGTGGCCCCACTAATAAAAATTTCATCTGCCGCTGAATCTATCTGAAACAAAGACCCAAAACTCTGTCCTGATTGATTTGGCACAATAACTGCTGTGAGCAAGTCTGGCGCCAGTGCGTTGTGTATGTAAGCGGCTAATTCTGTAAAGTAAAAAGTATCTCCAAAATCCCAGTTGTCTAGAGCAAAAAATTCATTTATTGCGGCAATAACTCTTGTTTTGATAACTGCATCTGTAACATTTGTTTTAGAATTTTTTACAACTTTGAAAGTGGCTTGTAAATTTTCGTCTGCGTTTGTGCCAAATAATATTTTGTATTTTACTGGGTGATATATTATTTGATCTGCTAATGATTTCAATGGATTAAGTATACCTGAATAATTTATTCTCAATTGGTTTGACGTAGACGGTGTTGGCAATGCTCCACCATCTTGTAACCATATTCTGTAAAGATTATCATAAGTTCTTTCTAGCATATAAACATCCACAATGTTAGACACACTAGGATCAATTCTAGTTTCCTGTCCTGCATTGTGCTTGTATTGGAAGTTTATACTGCTTCTTCCTCTTCTTGCGATATAATCTGTTGATATTGATAATGTGTTTGTGGTTGCATCGTACTTTTTAACAACATCTTCTGCTGAATCATAAAAATAAAACAACTGACCGTCTGTATAGGTTGATGAACTTAAAGTAATGTCTGATTCATTTTTTGATACAACAAATTTAGATGCTGAACAAGGTTTGAATCTTGATATGTTATTGTATGATATGTACTTTTCTTGGAATACAAACTTTGTAGTAACACTTGAATCAGGTTCAACAATAATGTCAAATATTTCTGGATTGTCTACTACACCGTCATCGTCGTTGTCAAAAAATCCTACTTTTACTTTTCTGTTGTCTTGGAAACCGTCTGCTTCTGTTACTGTGTCTACTACTTGCCAATCTACTGGATAGCCAATTGACTTACCTGTAGAAACAAGAGAGTTTGTTTTTAATACTTTAACTGTGTCTTTAACACTTGTCCCTAGTTTGTAATCGTAAATTTTTTCCTGAGAATCAAAATGAAATTTGTTTTGTGATTCTGACTCAAATATGTAATCTAATTTTCTGTATTGCACAGTATAAGTGTTTCCGTCGTTTGTAAATTTAAACCACCAACTAGCGTCTGCGTTTGTGCCTGCTGTGGAACCTTGGTTTGTTAGACTGAATATACTACTTGCACTTAGGTTTGTTGATGTTATCACTTTCCAAGTTTCTGTGTCCCAGTCATAGGTTAAACCAAACTCTTCGTATGCGTCAATTCTATCAATAATATCTGTTTCTAACTCTGTTGAAAATGCGATCGTAAAGTTTGGTATAACAGCATTAACAACTGCACCGTTTGGTACTACGTTGTTCAATGTTACTGGACCAGCACCTGATTCTAAATTCCCTATTCCGCCATTTGCACCATCACCTGATACTGCACCGATTTTTGCCCAAGATCTATCTTGACTGTTGTCAGTTGTTGATGTAACTAATACTCCATTTAAAAAAGTTCTTGTGTCCGGAGATGTAAATTTAACCAATGCTCCTGGTTTGGCATACTTTAAGTTTGAAGTTGCAAAGTCGCCCAACACCAAAGGACCTGCGGCTTTAATGTAACCAGTGTTAGTGTTTGTTGATGTTGTTGTTGAATTCCAATCTGCCGATAGTGTGCTTAAATCTTTTGTTCCATATTTTAGATAGTAAAACTGCCTTGCATACGGTGTTTTTAATTTTGCTTCAACTTTTGCATCTAGTGTGGATTGAATATCACTTCTATTGTTAAAAGTAAAAGTAAATTTTTGTGTTGATTCTTCTCTGTACAATATTCCGTCTTCAGCAAACACACTTACATTTGAATAAGCACCTGTTGGATCTAATATTTCTTTTGCTCTAGAAATACCCGAAGCGGATCTATTTGCAGATTTGACTTTGACAATTTCTTGTGATGCTGACAGAGGTACAACTTGGTAGTCTTCAGCAGTGATCATTCTGTTTTGTGAATAATAAACCTGTGCGGCTTTCTCTTTTATTGAATTATTTGATTCTGATGCAGATGAATTGTAAACTGATGCTTGTAACCCCAATGTCATGGACAATGTTTGTTGTCCGCCGTTGGCATCTACATATGGTATTGCAACCACAATGTTCTGCATATCTGCTGGTTGAATAGCATACTTGGCGTTGTCACTAGTTCTGTAAAATGTTTTAAAAGAACCTAGTGGTAGATTAGAAAAATTTCCATCACCAAACACTAAATCAACTTGATCATTTGCTTTTGTAACAACATTATAAATGTTTCTTTCTGATTTAGACAAAGAATTATAAATTGCGTTGTTGCCTGATAGTGACGGAACCTTGGTCCATTCTTTTGTTACTTGTCCGAATTGGTCTAGTTGATACAGCCAAACGTCGCTGTCATTAATATCTGGAGCATCTAACGATTGAATATAATTTGTAGTTGCTGAGTCAACTGAAAAAGATTGTTGTTGCATTGTTCCTTGTTTGAACAAAAAGAAAAATCCTGTGTTGTTGGAACTATCTCCAGACCCATCATTTCTATAAGTGTATGTAAGTCCGGTTCCTTCAACTGGTCTTGCCTCGTATATCGATTCCGAATCGTTAATTGTCGATGGTACTATTTCAAAATTTCTGTTTACTCCACCAACACTTTTTGTAAAATTAAACATCGGTAGATCCGTTTGATTTGAACTTAATGTGTAAACCTCTGTGTCAATGCCTCCAATCTTGTCTGACTCTCTTGGATTTCCGTACAGTTGTCCTGTTTGGTTGGCCGCATTTAGTATTGCTGTGAACTGTTCCCTGTAATTTGAATTTGCGGAATCGTTCCATAAAATTGTTTGATTTGATAAGTTTGCACCAGATGAATCTCTCACATCTTGTGTTGTGGATAATGCAACTACTTTCAACAACCCTGTTGCTGGTTGATTTCTTTTTGCATTATAATTGATCAGCCTTGCTAATCTTAAAACACTGTTTCTTCTTTCTGCTGTTTCTAAAAAGTTTTCTCTGGCATTTAAATCAACTCTGAATGATAATGCCTGTGCTATGTAGGCAATTAAATCCAAAAGTGCCACATACTCAGAACTCTCAACAAAGTCGTTGAAATCATCCGGATAATTTTCCTTTAGATAATTGACCATTGTTCTACGAAGTGTTTCAAAATCGTAGGATTTAAAGTCTGCTTGTTGGAAAGATTGGTAAATTTTTCTCCAATCCTCTGCAACTAATAATCTATTTTGTCTGTCTGTAGTGGCCATAATACTTTAATAATGATATTTATAGTATTAATTATGTGCGTACTTTAAGATAGGCGTAACAACGAGTTTTCATCGAAGTTGAATGATAGTTTTTCAGTGATGTTTAGTGGAACATACGTGATAGACGCCTGTATGGCTATTCCTTTGTCTGCTTCTCTCACTGTGATTTCGTTGGTGGATATACGAGGATCAGCATTTAAATTAGCAGTTATGTCTTCAAGTATTGTTTCTTTGAGTGCTTCTGTGAACGGTTCAAATATGGCATCGTAAATTATAGTTCCAAACTCTGGGTTTTCAACACGTTCTCCTTTACGCACTGACAATCGGTTGATTAAATCTTGCTTGGCAACCTCAAAGTCGTACTGTTTAAAATTTTTCTGCTCTGCTCGAGATGAAAATCCTTTAAACGTGATTGCTCCGCCGCCTGCACTATTTGATGAATTTGAATCGTATGCCATTTGTAATATTTATTCTACCAAAATTTTAATTTACTAATGAAAGTACCTGCACTTTTAAGTGCTGTGGATAATCCTGATGGATTTCTGTACATATTAGCCGGTCCAGTTTTAGATCCTAAAAAGAAGTTTTCTGCAATATTGGCATATTGTTTTATTTGGGCCACACTTTCAACGATATTGCCTGATGTTATACCTTGCACAAACGATAGTGATTCTTGTTTGATTATTGATTCAATATTTTTTGCGGCATCGACTATTTCAGTGATATCTTTAACTTTTAAATTTACTTCGTCATTTAATGCCACAAGTTTTTTAACCTGAGATGCTACTCCAGATATTGTTTTGTTTGCCATTAATGTTTCTTTTATTTCTTTTAATTTTGCCGACGATATATCTGGATTATTTTCTTTAATTTTTTCTAGCACACCGCTAATATATTTTTTCTTACGTTCTTGACTGCTTTGTCTTGCATATGGCTCATGGGTAACAAAGTCAGATACTGTTGTTCTGACATCCAGTGTGTTTGGTTCTCCACCTTCTTTGATTGGTTTTTCTATATCTATGTCTTTAGCATCTGTAACAATAATTGCTACGTTTTGATGATCTGGTGTTAACCAACTGCAACCCCAGCCTTCATTACTTCTACTTCCTGAGTTTAGATCAATCCTACCACCTTTCAAATGATGTGCACCTTTGGCACTGTGCAACTGTGCTCCGGCGTGTGACATAATTCCATCTCTAGCAAAACTTTGTATAATTCCTTTTTGTGAAGAGTTAAAAATTCCTGCTTCACCCATATTGAATATTCTTGGTGAACTGCTGGCAATGTTTATATCACTGACCATTCTAATTCTCTGTTTGGCATGGAAATTAATATCTCTGTCCGAGTGTATGTTAAAGTCACCCCCGGATCTTATGTTAATACCTGATGCAGAAAATACACTTACTGTTCCGTCACTAGCCATTTCTATAAATGCTTTTCCTGAACCGTTTGCAAGATATACTACCCCTTCTGTGTCGTGCATCAACAATTGATGTCCTGATGCTGTTCTAATTCTTGCAAGTCTGTTGTTGCCTTTTTTATCTCCGTCATCTAAAACAAAACAATGTCCAAGATCTCTGTCCACTCTTATAGGTGTATCGTCAAGTCCTATGTTTCGTACTCTAGAATCTTCACTGATCCCACCCGGAGTGTTCCATCCAAATACTTGGCTTGGTGTTTCTCTTCTTGCACTTGATGATGTGGTACCTCTTATATCGTCTTTTATTAATCCTTCTTGAAACAGTTGTTCGGCCAATACATCATTAACTGGAAACTTCCATTTGTTTATTGCTTCTATTGATTCACCTTGACTGTATGCTTTTTTATTTTTTTCTTCTACCGGTAAAAAGTTTGTGCCATAATTTTTTACTTTGACTCCTGCGTTTGCAGATATGCCTCGTTCTCTGCCGCTTATAGCATTTGTGTTATTGTATGTGTTTTCTGATGACCCCATACCAGGTATTTGTTGATTGGTTAATGGTTCTTGAATACAACCAATCCAGAATGCATTTCTTTGTGTGGTTTCACCTTTGGCAAATATTACAAGTACATTGGTGTCCACATCGGGTGGAATAGCCCACATACCATATGACCGTTGTTGTGGTCCTGCGTCACCGTCGACTGTGTTTGCTTTGAAAGGTTTTGCACCATAAAACGGAGACAAATACTGGCACCATATAACCTGTTCAGCATTGATGTCATGTCCGTCAGTTCGTGAAAGTGCGGGAATTACCACACCTAGCCTTCCCATTTTTAACGGGTCTACTGTGTTCTTAACAACACCAATAAACGGACCTGGATCTTTTACACTGTGCTTGTCACTAAAATTTTTTAGATTGTCTTGTGTGTCTGTAAATCCACCTGATATTTTATAGTTGGCCATAATCTATTGTCCTCTCTTCTTCTTATATATCGTTCTTCCGTCTGGTAGTTTTACTTCTATGCCTCCGGTTTTGACTGCATTTGAAACTTTGGATTTAATACTAGAAGTTTCAATTCTATCGTTACCACCGGGTTTTCTCGGATTAGAAGATCCTACTTCTACTGTGGTTGTGTTTTTGTCTGATGAACCATAAACTTTTGTAATTGTAGTTTCAAGGGTGTCTGCCACATTTCCTTGTTGTTGATTCATTCTAACCAGATGTAATGTTTGTAAAAATTGTCCATTGTTGAATTTGCTGTCAACTTTAACAACTTGGTATATTCCGGTAAATGTTTGATTATCAGTAGCCATTCCACGTTTATTAACTGCTCCCATATGATGTTCGTAAATTCCAATTTGATCATCTATGTCATCGGGTGGTCTTTTAAAACTTAACTTAACCAACGGTTGAAAGTTTTCTGAATTGAAACTTCCATATTTGGGACTTATTACGCCTGATCCTATTCCCTCTGCCTTTTTTGATCTGTCTTCGTGTATATTGATAAACTGATCCTGACAAATAAATGCTGGGTCTCCTAGTATTTCTAGTTCTACCCTAATCATATCTGCCTCTGGGTTGGTTATATAATCGTAAAACTGTTGAGATTTGTTTGATCCCGATTCCATCGAGTTTGTACCTTGTAGATTACTAGGACTAGATCTTAAATCAGATTGTTCGGATCCAAACACTTTTTTTAAATTTTCTTCAAAGTCCTGATACTTTCCTTTTTCTTTAGCATCTTCTTTAAACGGTCTAACATTTCTCAGATAGTATGCAGTTTTATAGTTAATTCTTAAACTTTGTATATCCACATTCTCTCCTGTGTATATGTAATTGTAGTTTTTTCTAATCCATTTGTTCCAATCAACAAACCCTAAAGTAACTCCTGGCGGAAAGAATTTTAAAACGTGTATTTTTTTTGGTATTGCTTTAAAAATTATTTTTTTTGGGCTCATTTTTCTTATCTTGTCCAAACTAGAACGAACCTTTGTTTGCACAGAGACTTTAATTTCAAACCAATCCACCCACTGATTATTCCTTGCTAGATCTGGAAATTGTTGTGATGAATAAAAATCAAGCAACTCGTCAGTGACACTGTCGCCGGGTTTGGTTGTGCTATTAGAACTATAAGTGCCTGCTCCTGTCATCTTCATGTGCCAATACTGCCAGAACCTATCTGCAATAATTGAATACCCTTCACCTGTTCTGATAGCATCTTCGAAAAATTTTACTAAACTTGTTTTATCAGTTACCTGTGCATCTGCTAGTTCAATTTTGGGTGCAAAATCAATATTATCAAAAATGTCATTCCACAATCTTTTAATAAAATTTGCATTGGATTCTGCTATTGTTGTTTGCAGTGTTTTTGCATATTTGGCATTTTTTTCAACATCACTTGATACAATAAATTCATATTCATCCACATACTCTCGTACACCTTCTTTAATTTCTTGTAATTGATCTTTGTATAATTGTTCTTCAATGGTTTCTATCCATTCGTTTACACTTCTTACTGATGCTGTTAATGTGGTACGAGGGAATTTAAATCTATCATCATGGGCTAAATCACCAAACGGCACTGCAATCACTTGATATTTTGACCCTGCTTGATCTAAATCAAATTCAACCCTAACAATAAGTATGGGAATTTTTCTCTCATAAATTTTATCTGCACTTGTTATTGGTTTGCCGTTTTCGTCTGTGCCTTTGAATTCTATTGTTAATAACAACGGTGCGTCTTGAAAATCTCTATAACCGTTTATAAAAGTTGCCGCTTTGACTTTTTCTACCAGCGATACACCAAAAGGTTCAACCAGTTCAAAATTCATCTTTGTTATGTTTGCTAGACCCCTGTCTGAGTTTGGCCCTACTGTGCTTAACATATTAAAGTTTTCAAAAAATAAATCTAATCCTTGACTTAATATATACTGTGAGTTTGTTGGACTGTATGCTTCGTTATATACCTGGCCGGTTCTTTGTTCATTCCATATTCTTTCTTTGTTTAATTTGTCCATTTGTGTTTTGTATTTGCCATCGCTGACATTTGGATCACCTATGCCTCCTGATCTTGCAATAATGTCATGCACAGGATTTTTAAGATATGCGTGGGTTCGTAATTCATCTTCAGATAATCCACTTAATGTAAAAATATAATTGTAAGTTGCAAATTTGTGCAATACATTTTCTTGTAAACCCTCTTTGTCGTCAACCGGTGAGTTGTTTTCTTCTACCACACCATAGTTTTCTTTGGCATTGGCCAAGTTAGCATATTTTGATTGCTTCCACGCATCAAACTGGTCAGTAACTTTCTTACGTAAATTAAGTGCTGATCCGCCATAGAGATATTCACCTGCGGCATTTTTTTTAAATGCGTTGAACGCCTCTTTAGACTTTCGTTTAATATTAAATGGATCTTTGGCCATTTTATACTCCTAAGTCGTTAGAAATATTACTTGCCTTGGGTAATTGAATTGTTACTCCAGGTTTGAAGTCATATATAGGATCTTCAATTTGGTCTGGGTTACGTTGTGCGAATACCCACCAAAGTCTTGGTGTACCATAAAGGTCATATGCTAACAAGTCTGGTCTGTATGCGTAGGTTCTTTCTATCGTGTATGTTTGATCATCTGCTTCGGCTGTGATTGTTCTTGCAACCATTTGTTCTAAATTAATTTCATTTTGCGGTGTAGCATAATAGGGTGATGTGTTTGAATATTCAGCCATTATACTAATCCTATTCCTCTTTCTTTATCTAATGATCCATCAGCAAATTTCTTTAGTGAAAAGTTTTTGACTGTGTCTCTGCTGTATACCGGAGTTACCATACAAGAAATTGTTGATATTGTTGGTGCCCAAGATGAATCTTCTATTTTGTTTTCATCTATCACATAGTTGTCAAACTTGTCTACGCCTATTGCTCCACCAAATCCTTTTGTTTGATTTGTGGAAATATAATCGATGCCAGGTCTAAGTTCAACACTAAACTGACTTATTACAACCGGAACTTTGTCATACACATGATCACCGTATCCTGACAAATGCATAATAGGCGGTGGAGATCCTTTCATCATTTCGTCTGATTTTCCAAAAGCCATCTTGCTCATTGTTCTTAAAAATTTTACTGTGGCTATCCAATGCTTGGCATCCTCAGAATTTTGTACTGGAAATTCTCCCACAATACTGATAGTGTCTACCTGTGAATTTTGATATGCTTGAAAAGGATAGTTGCTATGTGTTTGTGCTAGTGCATTATAGTTTGCCGAGTTTTGCACAATTACTGCCGGTGTTACTGGCCAAAATACCCCGTTGGATTTTTGTAATGGTGCCAACAACTCATTGTTGTCCAATAGAGTAT